CTGTTTCTCGGGTTCGGCTCGTTAAATTTCACCGATACAGAGCAGGAAGTACGAGCTATATTTTGCGCATACGATTGGGAACGGAGATAGGTAAGCCGATAGGTTTTCCCAGTAACCGGCAGATGAATCTCTACCTTTCCTGCGTATAATATTTGCTCGAATGTCGCCTTGTTAGCGGTAAATTCTTCCTCAGTATCGCCGTGAATGTTGAACGTGAGGGTAACGTCCCGTTCGTCGATCTTGGGTGAGTTGTACAGTACCCTTTTCCCGTCCTCAAGGCGGCTGGAATTTTCAACGAATTCTTTTAAAGGGAGGGGGGAACATATAGCATCTAAGAAACCATCCCCCATACGGACGCCGAAAGTCGATGCGTCCTGCTTGTTGATAAGCATTTCGGTCATGATCAAATTCTACTTGTATTGTTGTTAATCTTTGTTAAAGAGATATTTACGGCTTTTAATTCCTTTACCGTATTTTCGGTATTTTCATTTATTCCTCGGAGTTCTAAGAGGGATTCCACCTGAATCTGCCGTAATTCGGATGCGATATCGCGGATACCTGTATTGATATCAATAATCTGCTGTCCTTTCATCTGCAAGTCCGAAAATCGACCGTTAAGTTCATCCCCTGTATCTTGAGACATCGCTTGGGATCCCCGGGAAGTAGCGGATTGTTTTTCCGTATCATTCCCGAGCAGATCAAATCCATACTCTTTAGCTTTTTCATTATATGTTTTCCACCAATTCTCAGCTTTCCCCACAACATCATCCATTCCCCCGAAAAAAGTTCCTAACAATTCAGGTATTTTTGTGGCCAATACGTTCGGATCATCTCCGTAATCATTATATAGCTGGGTCAAATCCGCTTCGAGTTGGTCAAAATATTTCTGAAAAAACAGTGTTTGCATCATCTGTTTCCCCACTTTTTCCAACACGTTATTAAAGCTCTGACCCCACGCTTCCATCGCATCCGTCCCGTTTTTAAACGCATCCACGATAGAATCGCCCAAACTATCCCCGATTTCCCCGAAGGTAGAGTTCAGATATTCTTTGAATTGATCTTCGGCTTCCTGCCATTGGTCATACAAATCTACAACTTCCTGAAGTTGCCTTTTTGCTTCATCGTTTAGCTGATTATTGGTTTCCAAAAGAGCGCGGGCCGCTTCGACATTGAAGCCTCCCAGTTCTTCCGGACCCTCGAACAGTTCCGGGTATAGGTCTTTGAGATATTCGCCTTTTGCCGAACGGAACCAAGTTCCATGACGGGTTTGTATCCAAATATTCTGCAAGTCGGTATTAATTCCCCTGATTTCCTGCTTTATTTGCTGGATTTTCCCCAATGGCCCCTGCCGACTGGCCTGTATGCCTTCATCTTTATTGACCTGATCGATAAAATTTTTGTAAAGGTCGCTCATCTCTTTCAGAGAGGCGATGGCTTTAGCAAAAACATCATCGCTAAAGGCATTGGATGCTCCCTCTGCTTCCAAGCGAATATCCGATAACAGAAGCCTGTATTCGTGAGCAAAGGCGATTTGATCGTCGTGCATCTGTTTAAGAGCGGCCCGGTATTTGGCCTGACTGGAGAAGATCGCAGAGAGTCCGGTTGTAATAGTCGATATTACTCCCCCGATAGCATCGCCGGATATAAATCTATCCGCTATATTGGAAACTTCGGAAAGCGCCTTGCCGAAACTGGCGAGATCGGCATCCCCCGCAGCCTCGCCGATTCGCTGCAATGAATCGCCTACTTCGCCCAAATAAGACGTTGCCGCCTGTGCTGCGGACTTTAAATTGCCTTTTAATAATGCCTGTTGCCGCTGTAATCCCTCCAGCTTTTTTTGGGCATCTTCGATGGCTTGTTTATCGCCGCTGGCTTGTGCTTTCGCGAGTTCCCGTTCCGCTTTTGCTACTTCGGCCGTGTTTTTCTTCAACAACTGAGACGAGCGAATCATGGCGCCGAATGGATTTTGTTTGTCCAATAGCTCCAGTTTCCCGCCTAATGCGTCGTATGCTGCCGATAAGTCAGCAGCATTGGTTTTGAGGTTCTGCAACTGTTCCACAGACATACCGAACCGGGGGGATATATCCTCGAACTTCGTATTATTTACATAGTCCAAGACCTGTTGTGCATGAACGATGATCTCCTGTAGCTGTTTATTCGTATAGCTGGAGTAATTATCGAACAAACGGCCCCACAAACTTTGCCCGGCTTGTGCCAGGTAATCCATTTCGGCTAATTCTTTGGCGCGGCGGCGGGCCAGTTCATTCAAAGATCGGTCTATCGTATCTGCATTTTCTGCGGTACGGTTAGCTAATAATGTTTTTTCTTCTTCATCAAACAGACGCTCCAATTCAATCCGTTTGTCCGTGTAGCTTTGATACTTTTGAAGCAGATCGGAAACGGCTGCTTGTTTCTCGGCCCTTCCTATTTCGCCCACGAGGGCATTATAGTCGCTTTCTCCAATAGAGCCACCCTTAAGCAGCGATTCCGCCTGCCTGCGGTATTCGTCGAACGTCTTTTGAATACCTTGCCGCTTGCGTTCTTCTTCTGTCAAAAAAACATCGGCCAGGTTGCGCCAAAGCTCTTCTTCCTGCCGGGCATATTTTGCGACGATGGCGGCCCTTGCTAATTCCGCAGCTTTTTCCTCGTTCGCTTTCGTCTCATCCAGCTTGGCCAATTCGTCGGGATTTGGCTCTTGTCCTTTGGTGGCATAAGCGGCGATGGTCTTTTGGCGAGCCTCTTCGATCTTGTGGAGTTTTTCCCGGGTCGCGTTATCCAGTTGTGCGAGCTCCTTTTCCTGCCCTTCGGCCATAATCCCAAGAAGCGATTTCTGAAGTTCTGACTCATTCGCCCGTAAGGCTTCTGCAAGGGCTTCCCGAGCGGAAAGGATTTTGTCTTGAGTAGTTTGGCCCGTTGCATTGTCGTCGGATGGTGTAAGACCGGCCTCAATTAATGCCTGAGTCGATTGATTCAGGGATTTAGTCAGGGCCTTATCTATCTCTTGTATTTGCTTGGCATAACCTTCTTTGATTAATCGCTCCTTTTCGGCTGCACGTTCGTATTTTTGGGTCTCCTCATTTAAGAATCCCTCTGTCAGACGTTCTACACTATATTCTTCCTTTGCCGACATGTAGCCGGGCAGACTGGCCGCTGTCCAGATAGCTCGTTTCCTCGCGTCTTCTTGTACCCCGGGCACATACCTGCGTCCTTTTGCTTGAGCTTCGTATGCCTCTTGTCTTTGCTCGGCCTCCAGTTGTTTGGCGTAGAGCTCGGTTAATGTGTTTTGATAGGCTGTCGCTTGAGCTCGGGCCTTTAATGAGGCAACGACCGCATCCGTATTCCCGATCAATACTTTTTCAGCATCTGCAACGCTATTGACCGACACTCCCAGTTGAGAAAATCCGGATTTATTGTCATTCACGAATTTTAGCTTGGCATTCATATCATTGCCAAGTTTGGACCATTCGGATCGCAAACGGGATATGTTCCCCATTTGGGACCCGAACTCCCTATTGGCACTGTCAAGTGCGTTTCTATTGGCTTCGATTCGAGTGTTGAGCACTTCGATGGAAGCTGCATTCGCATCGATGGCATCCTTACCCTTGAATAATCCGGCTACCCAAGCGGCGATCTTATCCCCATAAAGGGTGAGCAGGGTGATCCCGCCTACCAATGCCGTTTGCCATGAGAAGATGGATTTTACGATCTGTTTCCATACAGGGGTAGCCGCTTTCCCTTCAGCAACAGCGGCTTTATATTTCGCTATCGCTCGCCGGATGTCGTCAGCCAAAATAGGCAGGTTATTGGATATAGCTACAAAAAAAGCATTCAGGCCATAAGAAATAGAGGGGAGTTCCCGTGCTACTTGTTGGATTGAAAACCCGAGTCCGTCCCAATGCGAGGCATAATTGCCTACATTGCGCTGATGATTGCCGATCGATGCGTCCAGCTCTTTTATTTTCATATCGACCAGTTGGATGCGCTTCAAAAGTTCTTGGCCGAATTGAGAATTGCGCTCTTCCTCGTTCAGGGTCCTGTAAAACATGCGCATTGTTCCCAAAGACTGCGACATCTCATTCATCGAGCCACGAACGGCCTGCTCGGATTTTATTTCGTTCGCGAGTATTTGCTTGAGCTGTGAAACCGATTGCTTGTGTTCTTCGAGAGAGCTTGTCAGTTGGATTCTCCGCTGTCTTTGGGCTTCCGTAAGATTTATGCCGTCGGATTCGAGCTTTTGCAAGCCTTTTAGCTCTTTCTTAATCAGACGAATCGCATTCTCTTCTCTGAGCATTGAGGCAATGGTTTCCTCCCGGCTGCCCAATAGGGTTCTTATTTTACTGAGAAGCTCATCGTAAGCCTGCGTTTCCTCTTTGATCGACGGGGCATTATTCGCTCCGGAACTTGGCGAGGTGCTTTTATTCGCGGTATCGGCTACCTTTTGACGCAATTCTTCATAGGCCCGCAGCAGCGAGGCGATGGATTCTTTCTCCCGAGTCGCAGCCTGTTCCTGCTCGCGTTGTCTGTCCAACTGAGCCTGCTTGATCCGATTGATTTCCGATACCAGGTTGTTTATTTCCTCTTTCGAGGCCTTCAGGTCTTTGAGCAAGGGGTCTATTTTAGGGTCTGCGGCATTGATCGAGCGCATCTCTTTTTTGAGCGAGGCGATATGCTGCTCCAACTCCTTGATACGAATAAGAAGGTCGTCGATAGGCTTTAAATTAGCCGTCGTTTCAAATTTAAGTTTAGCCATCTTAATTAGAGTTTTTCTTGCTTCGGCGAGCGGCCATTTCCTTCCCGCTTATTCTTTTTACTTTGTCGCCGTATACTATATGGAGCTTATCTTTCTGCATGATTAGAAGGTTTCGGTAGGGGATAATCTCGAATACTTCCGTATAGGACAAGCGAAGGTTTTCCATAAACGAAGCGATCTGTCCCATCATCGTTTCGTTTCCGATTACCTCATCTTTGCTGCCACTTCGGCGACGCTCCTCGCCAAAGCGGCACACTCGAAAGGGTCGGTTCCGACCAGACAGATCGCCTCCTTTAAAGCTATTTTCATCTCGACGAAAGAACCTTCCGATAATTCCTCTGCCAGACTCTCGTTCCCGCACAAAAGACAGGAAAGACCTTTTAGTATGTGTTCTGTTGCGTCCGGCATTTCCCCGAGAGCGTCCAATATGCTTTCTCCCTGAATGTCTATTGCCGCGAAGTGCCGAATCGCTTGGCACAATCTTTTGATAGTCGGCGGATAAAGGGTGTACGCTTTCGAGCCCATTGTGATGGTCACATAACTTGCTCCGATAAGAGATTCGGAAACTATTTTTGCTGCTTCGTTTTTCATGGTCGTTGATGAAATAAAAGGGTAAGGGAATCCCTGACTCCTTTACCCTTTTTCTGGTTCATAATGAATGATTACTTGCTGCTCAGATTGCTGGGTGATGACGCTTCAACAACCACCGAAGAATCGAACCAATATTCCGAGGATACGTCAGAATTATCCGGTTCCAACGCCGTTGCCGATACGGCCAAGCCGATTGCTCCATCTGTGTTGGCCTCACGGGTGATAGAGGTCGCTTTAGGGAATACGACGTACTGATTGTCTTCGGTCAGGGCGATCATGCACTTGTAGATGTCTACGACACCTCTTTCGCGCTTCCATCCTTTGTCGGTATCGATGAGCGTACCGCCCATCAGGTCCTTTTTCGTAGTATAGTCATATTGTCCGATCGTGAACGACATGACTAAATCGCCCATCTCTTTTGTCTGACGATAGTTGCTGCCTGTAATCTGATTTTTGTACGATGTTACGGACGGCTCAGCTTCTTCGATTGACCATGTGTCCTGATGAACGTTTTTGACCTCCTTTGCTGTTCTGAGGATGGTCGCAAGAATGGCGCCGGTCAGATCGGCGGTAACAGCCGTAGTCTCAGCATACCAAAGCTGCTTAATGTCGACAGCAGAAAATGTTGTTGCCATAGTTTTAATAGTTTACGTTTAACATTTCAAATAATAATCTTACGTTTACAAAGTGACACTTAAGGGCTTCATCCTTTTCTTGGCTCGTCCCGTCCTCCATGTATCGGCAGACGGAACCGTCAAAGCGAAAGGTTTTCTTCATGCGTTTGAACATTCGCTCGATCTCGGTCAAGCGCCTTGTATTGGCCATACCGTACAGATCGGGCACGCAGATGTTCAAATGAGCATATGAGCTTTCCCAATAAGTTCCGGGCGACAATTCTCCGCAGCGAATAATTATTCTTTCGTCAGTTATCTCGCCGTCGGGGAATGTGTCTTGCAGATATGTCTTGAACCCGTATTTCTTCAGGTCTTCTGACAAAATGCTTTTTATGTCTCCCGTCGTTATCATGCTGCAATCATTTGCCTTACCTGTATTTCTGCACTATCCAGCACATCGAATCCTTTTGCGTTGACAAAGCTCGCATAGTCCATTCCTGCAACTACGACCAATGTGATTCCTTTCGGGTATTCGGCGGCTATGGCCCGCGCGAAGTCCATTCCCGTCTGGCTACCTTCCGAACCGTCACCTGAGCGGCCCTTTGCCCAGAAAACAACTGACTTTCCTCGTTTGGTCGTAAAGTCCACCTTCTGCATGTTTTCTCCGCGTCCGGTCACCTGCTTGAATCCGCCTTCACGGACCACCCGACCATTATAGGAGACTATGTAGCCGATGGAACTTCTCAGATTACCCGTGATGTTTTGGTATCGGCCTCGACTTACGGCTGTCGCCGTAGCTTCTTCTCCGAATTCCACCATCCGAGATATTATCTCGTTGATAAATTCATCGATGATACCGTCGATGTCCGAAAAGTCATAGGTCACATCCATACTTCCGAGTAACCCAAGTAGTTGCATGAGGAAGGTTGATATACCTGTCCTTCGCCTCTGATTGACCCGTCGTCATTGAGGCATCGTGCGTGAACACCTGCTTCGATTCTTTCGCCTTCGTATACCACATGGTAGTTAGGGCGATAGACGTGGCCATTCTCCGAAATGAATTCTTTAGTAGTATTGTCATCGCACCTGCACCTCGCTATAGTCCTCCATTCCGACGTGCCGGATACGGAAGGATTGCCCGATTCGTCATACTGTATAACCGGGTCTATTCTGATTTGCAGGATGTGCGGTGAGTAATACATTACCAAAGGTCAGACATATCGGTTATCGTGCTTATCCCCGCAGCTCCGGCATCCGGCTCGATTCCATTCTTTTTGCACATGAACAGGTAATAATCTTTCAGTGCATCGAAATCCCACGAGACGGAGAAACCGTTTTCCGATACCGATTGGGGGCGGAGAAAGAGTGACGGGATGAAACGAGTCATAGCGATAGAAACTTCGTTTCTGTTTTCAGACGTCAGTTCATCGTTCGCCTCCATACCGGCATCGGAAAGAATGTCGAGAAGATCAGCCTCCGAAATAGTTCCGAAAGGCTGAAACTTCTGCCTTATGTAGTCACTTACCGTCACGATTCTACGGTCAGAGAGTAAATTCCGTTGATCTCCGTGATCACCGGAAGCGAAATAGATTGCGCTTTCGTGAATTCTACGCCGTTCGAGCCCTGCGTTTCACCTACGCCCCACTGAGAAATGCGGATGCGTCCGTAATTTGAGTAGGTCACTCCCGGTTCCTCACGCAGTTCGTTGTCGGCATAGGCGTTTTTGATGACCCCCAGTTTTCCTGCCGGCACGAAAACGAGATTCTTGTCATTCCACGGCTTGTATTCCGCGAGCTTGCCGTTATCCTGAATACGAGTCATGCGACGGATAACCTCGAATGTCGGGAATCCGTT